TCTCTCATAAGAGAGAGGCTCAAAGCAAAAAATATGAAAAAAAACTAAACAGACGGAGCTTCTGCAACAGTAAATGTTGCTTGTCCTTTAAATAAATTCCCTAAAGAATCTTCGGCGACATCATCCGAACCATCACGCAATTTCAATATCACAACTGCATCTTCATCTAAAGCCGTTACAGTAGCCGTGTATTTACCTGTTGCATTTGAATAACTAACAGCCGTTACCGGATTGTTAACACCATCTGCCGTAACTACATAATTTGTAATTGCATCTAAAGAAGTAATTAAATCGTCATTGTTACAAGCAGAAGCCACTTGAAAAACAATAGAAGTAGAACCATCAACAACTGTATCAACAGTTATCTTAGCATCAACAACACCCTCAACCTCTAAGGCATTGAATCCTAATTCTTCCCATGTAATAAATTGGAAACGTAAATTGAACTCCTCAGCATCCAATAATTGGATTTTAGCCATCGACATTTGCGGATCAGTACCCTGAACAAGTTTGAAAGTTTCAACATCAAACAATCCCATGTTTAAACCTTTCAATTTAGTAGCTGCCTGATTTGTGGCCACTAAAAGACCTTTGTCAAACAACATAGCCAAATCCCATTTTGATTTTCCTGATTTGTCATATAAAGACTTGTGGAAACATCCACCTTTATCAAACGAAAATGTAAATTGTGGCTTACCGTTTCTAACTTTTGACAATACCCCAGTACTTGAAGTGTTCACTTCGTTATCCGGTGTAGTTTGCTCAAAGTTGTATATTCCCAAAAATGGAAACAATCCAAATGCTTTAATTCTGTCTTTCCAAGTTGCTTCATCAAGCGTGTCAGTAGCAACATCCCATGTAAAGCCTTTAGTTAACAATCCAATCCCTAAAACATCGCCAAAGGTTTGGATATCGCAACTTCTGCTTCCTGTACCTCTTAAATCGGTCGTACAGTTACCGTATGAATTTAAATTTATCATTTTATTTTTTATTAATTAATTAAACATTCTGCATTAATTCTTAAACTAAACTTTATCACTCGTGCATCAACAATATCAGTAACTATATTTACATCTGAATAGGTTTTTTTACCTTTAAAATCAGATGTTGTTAAGTTTTCATTATTTGTATCTACACCATAATTCGGTTCATCTTTTTCCTTAAACCTATCTTTCAACTCACGTGAAACGATTTCAACGTGTAAGTTTTCGGTCAATCTATTCTTTACTAAATTTGTAAGCGGATTAATGATTTTAGTATAGCTTTCAATTTGTCTTGTTTTATTAAACCAAGCCGATTCAGTATTCTGCATTATTATCAAAGTGGCTTCGGTTTCATATTTACCGTTTAACTCAGTAAAGTCATTTAAGATATACCAAATTAAAGGATATTTTTGAGAGTTGCCCATTGATTTAATCCACTTTAATAGTTCTTTTTGGTCACCATATCCGTATTGAACAGTTCTATTTGAACTATTGTAAGGTATTGTTAACCCTTGAAAAACTGTTGCTAAAGCAGTTGCAATTATCATAATCCAAATTGATTTTTATATTCAAAACAAGTGAATGGAGCATCAGGATAGTTTGTTTGATTATCTTTTAAGAACGTGAATAAATCCACATAATAAGACTTATCAGCATGACTATAATCATATATCGGAACTCCAACGTTCCAATACATTATTCCCCTTCTGCCGTAGCTTTCACCACCATTAACGGAATTTACAAATCGATTCCATGTGTTTGTCAATCTTTGTGTTGAATTTACAGAAACCGCATTTTTACTAACTTGCATTACTTCACCCACTCCGGTCATATCAGTTAGTTTAGATTCTAACCAAAAGTAGTAAACATAATCAGCTAATAATGAACTCTTGAAAGTTCCTTCGGTAAATAGCAATCCCTTCCAACGGTAATTTTTACCATTTTTAATATAGGTTTTGCCGTTTACTAAGTCCTTCCATTTCTGTTCTGCATCTGTTTTCAAAACTCCGTTTGTAATATCACTATTCAAATCAGTAAATAAATCATAACCTAAAACCTCTTGTAATAACAGACGCACTTTACCATCGATGAACTCAGTTAATTCCGTAGCAGAATTACCTTGTAACTCGTTTACATTTGGTATTGCGATTTCTCGATTGAAATAAGATGCGTCTATTAAATACATTGTTTTATAAATTTAAGATTTAACAACTTTGGCTATATCTAACCTCACAAGCTCATCAGCGACAAGTCTATGCGGTGTGATAATTTTCCCCAATTTGTAATGCTTTGTTTCTTTTATGATTTCCAATTTAACCCGATCTGTGTAACGGATTTTTAACTTCTTTTCGTTTGCTCTTGAAAGCATAACTTTGGAATCAAATGTTTCTGTTTTAGTTGCCATTGTTATTATTGTTTAAAGGTTATACACTTGGTTCAGCTTGTTCAATAGCTGATAATACAGTCGCAATATCATCATAAATGATAGAGTTAGTTAATGAGCTTGGAAGATAAGTTCCCAAAAACGCTTCTAATTTCTTAGACATTAAGTTTTTACGGAAATCGTCATTCTCATATCCTTCGTAATACTCAATGTTTTGAGAAATTACAACTTTAAAGTTTTTTAAGTCACCTACTAAAATAGATTCATTATCCATTTTGTTCGTGAATACAACTCTAACCTCACCTACATTGTTACCATCTTGCGTTACAAATGGTGGAACGATATAATCGCCATCAGTATTTTTAATACCTTGCATTTTTGCTCTCCATACTGTGTTTAAAACAGCAGTAATTTGTCCTTTATAGTTCCCTAAACGAACTTTAGTAGCCATTGCCATAATAACATCATAGATGTTAGCATCTTGGTAGTAACCCGCTAATTCTGTTGGAACAACAAATGCAGAAGCTAATTCAGCAACACCTGCTAAATTATCACCGATATTATCACCGGCCAATACTTCGTCATCAATTTTTTGCTCAACTAATTCACTTGCATGAGTTCTAAAATCAGAAACAACACTTGGAGCATTTTGTGCCAATCTTTTTGACATTTTCCAGAATAAAGCAACCTCTTTAACTGGTGCTTTTCTTTCTTGCCAATCTGCATCTACTAATGGTTTAGCATCACCTTCGCCAATAAATTCAGCATCCCCATCTTCGTTAATACGGTCAACATACCAAATTGACTCTGTACCGGCTTGTGTTTGAACATCTACTAAAGGTAAAATGAACGTGTCAGGCTTTGGAGTTGAATAGATTGTTGAATCGATATAATTACCAAACAACTGATTGAAACCGTTTGCTACATTTGGCAATACGTTTGCCGTAGTCATTAACGCAGGGTCTTTAGTTACTAATAAATCCTGAGCTTTAATTTCAGTTTTAGCTGAATAGCTTGGAGTTGTTTCAGGTTTAGCTTCTAAGTTCTTTTCAACGAACTCAACGAAATAACCTTTTTGAGTTCCGGTAGTGTTACCCATTTGATTTTCTTTTAATTGATTAATTAATTCTTCTAAATCGGTGATAGCTTTTGTAGCTTTACCTAATTCATTTGTCAAAGTTTCATTTGAAACTAATCCTTTTGTTGCTTCTTCAAGTTCTGTTTTTCTTAAATCAGCTTCGTGTGCTTTCATAGCAACTGCATAAACATCCACATCTTGCGGTGTCATTTTGCTTAAATCTTCTTGTGTTTTGTAAATAAACATTTTTAAAATAAGTTTACGTTAATAATTGTTTTTGTTGTTGTTGTTTGAGTGTCTTGCAACGGCTCGGTTTGTTCTGCTGGAGTGTCTTTAACGGCTTCAACTGATATTGTAGGAGTTGCAAAGTTTGAACCTTTTACAACTGCTGAACCTTCTACTACTTTAGCTTCGGAAACTACCCAAAAATAACCCCTTTCATCTGCAACCTCTTTATTGGCTATTTCATTATAATATTTATCCCAGACTTCTTTTTCTTCTACATCAAATTTAGATTCTGAATTAACGGCTAAATCTAATTTAACATAACGCATCCCTACTGAGTGTTCTTTTACATATCCTTTTGCATATTGCTCAAACATAAACGGATTGCGTATCTTTGGAATGTTAGCTTCAAAAGTTAACGCTTCGGTTGTTCCTTTGTAACTATATCCTAAATCAGACCATTTCATTTCCATTACACTTGCTTTCACTTCATCTGTTATGATTTTGTCAAAAGTCATTTGATGTTCTTGCAATAAAAGTAAATTCTTTTGTTCCTTTACTGATTTATTCCAAATACCCTTAACGTGCAAATCGTTGTGACTGTCTAATAAATTGGTTGTGTTGATTATTAATTTAGCTTTTAAACCATTTGCATCAGCTAAAGGCATTGATTCCGCTTTTACTACTTCGCCTTTGTCGTTTTCAATACCTACATAATGAAAAGTTGCATCAGCATCTTTAGTAATCATTTTCTTTTGAGCAATCAAAGTATTTTTATTATCCCTTAATGCTTTAAACAATTCATCTTGTGTAGCAAATTGTCTGTCCGGAAATTCTTTAACTACTATCATTTCTTTATAATTTTATCCTCTTTCAAGGCTTTTAATTTATCTTTTGTTTCCTGTTCAATTGCTTTCTCAATTTCGGCTTTTGTTAATTTTGTACTCATAACGTTTCGATTTTGATTCCTAACTCCCTTGCTAATTGTTCATTTTCTAACTTTAATTTTATCACTTCTTGTTTTTCCTTTTCAAATACTTGGCTAAACATTAAATGACTCCATTCCATTCTTATATCTTCTAATCCAAATAATACTTCAAACTTATCCGTTAAATCTTGTCCGCTTGGCTTTAAACTGTATTCGACGTGTCTTGCAGTTGCTTTCTCTTGGTTCTCATATGTTGAGCCTCTTAAATTAGCTTCAAGAACATCTCTTGGTATTCCATACATCGTTCCTATCATAAAATAGTCATTGTAGAAACTTTCATCTAATTTTAAACGTGCAATATCATCAACAAATCTTTTTATATCAATAGGCTTTTTAACTGCGTGTACTTTTTTGCCACTTCTTAAAACCGTTTCAATACTTTCTTTATCTTCTTGGCCTAACGGTATTTCGCTTAGACTGTCATTCTTTTGACTTGCTATAAACTGCTGAGAAAATTCAAGGTTGACCGCTTTTGCATTTAATGCCTGTTCAGAATTTCCGATAACTTTGTAAAGGCTATCTAAAACACTATTCCCTAAATACCAATTTCCACCTATTCCATTTGTAGTATCAAAAAAGAATGTTAAGTCAGAAATACGAATATTTGAAGTTAAGCCGTCCTCGAATGTATATGTTAGTGTTTGCCTTTGTTGTTCATCAAATGATTGTTTGCTAAATAGCATTCTGCTAAACTTACTTTTACCGTTACTAAAATCAAAGTTAGCAGGATTCAACCAATATAATTGAGTGCTTTCATTCATTGTATTGTTGGTTCTGTATAGAATTGCTTGTCCTAACATTTTCCAAAACATATAATCCCAAAAAAACTGTGTCCAACTTTGATAAAAATTAGGTTGCTTTTTTATTGAGTATAAAAAGTTTATCTCTTTTAACTCATCATTTTGATATTGGTTTACTTTTCCAAGCGAAAACAAATCACAATTTAACTTAAAGACTTTTGTACAAGCTGGGTTCAAAAGCACCGCATTAAGTTTCTGCTGATAGTTTGTGTACTCTTTTGAAGTTGCTCCAGCTCTAAACATTTCCGTAAACCAATTGCCCTCATTATCTCTTGTAAGTGATAATGGTTGCTTTCCCCAATCTAAATTAAAACTGAATCGTGCCATATTAAATAAACAAAAAAAGCGTACTGCTATCTAAATTAATAGAAGCAATACGCTTAAAACTTTGTTGTGCTGTCTTTACGTCCATTAATTTGAAAAGTGCATCTTCACACTTTGAAAGCAAAAGTATAAAATAAATATTGAATAATTTGTTTATTTGTTATATTTTTTTTATTACTCCGAAATCGAACAACTTTTGAACGCAATAAGCAGTACTATCAATTAGGTGATTATCTTGGTCAATTGGCTCTTCTTGAATGACTCCAAACTTGTCTTTTTGATAGCAATAGTTCTCTTGTTCTAACTCTATATTCTTTGAAGTATCTGTATAATAGATATTTAAACCTTGTAGCATTTGTATTCTGTCCAGTAGTCTTGACTTACCACCAACGGCCACCGCATTTTCATAACCAACCCTACGAAGTGAAACAATTTTGTTTGGTCTGTTATTATCGCAAACAATTATTTTATTCTTTGGGATGTTTAGCTTTTGAAATAACCAACTAACTAAGCCATCTTCATCAGCTCCATTAATAGAATGTAAATCCATTGATGAAAGTGAACGTCTTATTTCATTCTCACTTGCGTAGTTATGCTCATGAAGATATAAATTACCATCGCTATATTTAGCCTCAACTATTGCAAACGGGTCAACTGTTCCCCAATCGACTCCGAAATATGATTCTTTATTTAGATTTAAAAACTCAATGTAAGGAATTGACTTCCAATTGTAAATACGTCCTTCAACTTGTCCAACTTGGCCGAGTCCGTACACTCGCCACATATTCGCCCAATATTCATTTATTACCTTACCATCTTGCAAAAATCCCTTTTCCTTATATCTTAATATTTCCCCTTTTTCTTCTTCTGATAAAAATTCATTATCTAAATAAGTAAGGTTTATAAAATCGCAATCGTTCCGGGTCATTACTTCGGTGTGAAACCAAAACTTTGCATTTGGATTAAAATCGATTATTACTCTTTTTGCACGGGATGTTAATTCACGGTATGTGTCAAACTTTACTTTGTTTGCTTCATTTACAAAAACAACATCAGACCTTAACCCTTTACCAATATCAACTTTATCTAAACCTATAAACTTAATAAATGAACCGTTTTTAAATCGGTACAGTGTGCCATCAGTAAATCGGTCACGTTCGTATAAACCAAAAGACTTCATAATATTTAAAAAGTCTTTAATTACAGTTATACGCATCTTTGAAAGTTCATCTGATGCTATAAATATTTCTTTGTTTGGATTATTTGATGCGTGGTTGATTAATAGTTGAAGTATAGAAAAAGTTTTCCCTGCGCCTTGCCCTCCTTGTACACCCCAAATCCTTTTTTTAAGTGCCGATATTTTCCTGAGTGCTGTTGTCGCTTTCATTTGTATCTGCTAAAGGGTCGTTTGTTAATACTGGGATGTTCATAACTGTAACTTCGTTTTGAACTTTATCACCAAACATTTTAGGATAATATTTAGCTGCTTTCCATTTTAGTGTTTGAATAAGTACATTAGCAGTTGATGGATCGTAAGTACCTTCTTTAAGTCCTTGCATAACATTATCTATTTCTTCATCTACTGATTCTGATTTATCTTGAATAGACTTTATATACAGGTCAAATAATTCTTGATTACTTCTTTTCCAATTACAAAACGTTTGAAAAGTAGGGTATTTGTCACTTGATGCTAAAACAGTTTTTACATTTAATCCATTTGCTATCTCATTACAAATTTCTACGCATAAATCATAATCGTATGTGTTTGGTCTTCCTGCCATTATTCTTTTTTCTTAGTTTGTTTTTTAATCGTCTTTGGTTTATCTTCTTTTGTTTCTACTTTACTAATTTTCTGTATTACAAAATAATTTTTAAAGTTGCCTTTTAAAGAATTATCCATTTCTAAAGCTCTTTCAGGTGTTACTGTGAATACTTCGTTTAATTGACGTAAACGATTAACGGAACTATCTTTTATTGTTTTTATGCATTTTAAAGTTACCATATTTATAAAATTATTTTTAACCAATCCGCTTCATTACTTACATCTTGGTAAGGTTTAAAGGTTGGTATGTTGTTAATAATTAGGTCAAAGTTAACATTTTTTACATCAAAATCTATGACGTATCCATTAATTTTATCTTTAACCTGTTCTTTTCCACTTGTAAAAGGTGTAATTATGCAAGGTGTTTGCATCTGTAAAGCCTCTATAACTGAGTAGCAATATCCTTCCGTATCGCTGAGCTGAACTAAATAATCTGCTTTTGATATTTCTTTGTATGGCTCTGTTGTTATTCCGTGAAACTTTACACTTGGAAACTTCGCAAAATTCCTAACGATTTGTTGTGCATAACTTGAATTGATAGCTCCCCAAATGTGCCATTCATAGTTTACCGGAATAAGCTCTGCAAGTTTCAACATTCTATCAAATCCCTTTTCGCCTGATATACGACTTAATGTAATCAAATGTAGTTTATCATTTTTAGGC